ACAGCATCTGCAGTGCTAAAGATCATTGAATCAGGTGTTCCAAATGAAATTTACAATATTGCTGGTGGTTTTGAGCAATCAAATATAGATACAGTGAAAAAAGTTATTGATTGCTATTTTGAAAAAGAAATTTCAGACTATGATCAATATATCAACTTTGGTTTGGAACGTCCAGGCCAAGACGTAAGATATGCTTTGAATGATGATAAAATTCGCAAATTAGGCTGGTCTCCATCTTGTAATTTTGATGAAGAAATAGTGAAAATTGTTGAACATTATAAAGGCAAATTCATATGGTAGATTCTTCTAACATTCAACTCCTAGACTGCACTTTGCGAGATGGAGGATATGTAAATAATTTTTCTTTTGGAAAAGAAAACATTTCTAAAATTGTGACTAATTTAAATTGCTCTGGGGTTGAAATAATTGAGCTTGGGTTTTTGAAGAATGGCGAACATTCCGCAGAACAAACACTTTTTAATTTTGTTGAAGAAGCGGAGCAATTTGTAACAAATATTAGTCCTGAACAGAAATTTTGTTTGATGATTCGTCCTGACTGGTATGACATTAACAAACTAACACCAGCAGTAGGTAAAATTAAGTCATTGAGATTTGCTTTTCATTTAAAAGATTTAGATTTATTGCTTGAACAAACAACTATTGCAAAAGATTTAGGTTATGAAATCATGGTAAATCCTGTTAATATCCTAAGTTATTCACTAGATGAATTAAACTATCTACTTCCGATACTCAATAAAGTAAATCCAGATTGTGTTTCTATAGTAGATACTTTTGGCTCTCTCTTACCAGCAGACTTAAATAGGATTTTTTCTATTTTTGATAATCTTTTAAATAAAGAAATTAAATTTGGATTGCATTTGCATGAAAATTTATCTATATCTTTAGCATTATCAATTATGTTTATTGAACTAATGCAAAACAACAGAAAGGGATATATAGATTCTTCTATTAATGGTATGGGTCGTATTCCTGGAAATCTTTGCACTGAACTTATCATGAATTTTTTGAATATAAAATCAAATAAAAACTATGATTTAAAACCTATTTATGATGTGATCGATAATCCTATTTCAGGTTTCAAGAAAAAAGAACCTTGGGGTTATATGCCTTCTTATGCAATAACAGCATATAAAAATACACATAGATCGTATGCAGAGTTTTTGATGAAAAAACCAGATATGTCATTGAATATGCTTACAGACATACTAGATAAGTTAAAGACTACAGAAGAAAAAGAGAATTTTTCTGAATCTGTTGCTGAGTTTTACTACAAAGAGATTGTTATAAATAATGATTAAAGTATCTGACTATATTGTTGACTTTTTACTAAAAAATCAAATTGATAAATGCTTTACAGTGACAGGTGGTGGAGCAATGCATCTAAATGATAGTTTTGGCCACAACACTAATGTCACTAATATTTATTGCCATCATGAACAAGCTTGCGCTATGGCTGCTGAAGGATACACTAGAGTTTCTGGCATTCCTGCAATCGTTTCTGTTACATCTGGTCCAGGCACAACTAATGCTTTGACTGGTGTACTAGGTGCTTGGTTAGATTCTTTGCCTATGATTATTCTTTCAGGTCAAATGCAACTTAATACCACATTGAAATCAACTCCTTTACCATTGAGACAATTGGGTTTTCAGGAATTTAACATTATTGATAGTGTTAAGTGTATGACAAAATACGCAGAGATGGTCACTGATGCTAAGTATATTGCTTATCATTTAGAAAAGGCATTATTTTTAGCAGAATCAGCAAGAAAAGGTCCTGTTTGGTTAGACATTCCACTAAATATACAATCAGAACTAGTTGATGAAAACGATCTCGTACACTTCACTTTTGAAAGTGAAACTAAAGAACACTTTGTCAATCGAAAAACAATTTCAGATATTTACACAAAAATAAATGCTTCTAATAAGCCTGTTATTCTTGCTGGTTATGAAGTAAGGATGTCAGATGCTTATGAGGAATTTTTAGAAGTTGTTTCTGCCTTGAAAATCCCTGTTTTGACTGAATGGAATTCTAACGATCTTATTTGGAATGACCATGAATACTTTGGAGGTAGACCTGGCACTATTGGGGACAGAGGTGGAAATTTTGTTTTACAAAATGCTGATTTTGTTTTAGCAGTTGGATGTCAATTTACTCTTAGACAAATAAGTTATGCTTGGACAAATTTTGCTAAAAATGCATATAAAGTAGCAGTAAGTGCTGACAAGAATGAACTAATTAAAGCAACAGTGAAGATTGATTTCCCAGTTGAATCAAATATAAAATCATTTTTATCTGAAATGATAAATCAAAAGTCTCTTGTAGCGAATCGAACTGAAAACACTAAGTGGAACAAATGGTGTAACAATCTAAATAATAAATACCCAGTAGTTTTAGAAAAACATTATAATACTGAATCACCCCTAAGTGTTTACGCCTTTGTAGGTACTTTGTCGAATTTGTTAAGCAGCAATGATACGATTGTTTTAGCAAATGGCGCTGCTTGTGTTGTTGGATTGCAAGCTACCAAAATAAAACAAAATCAAAGAATCTTTACTAACGCTGGCGCTTCTAGTATGGGTTATGGATTGACTGCCTCTATTGGTGCTTGTTACGCTAAACAACCAAAAGATAGGGTTATTTGTATTGAAGGTGATGGCTCTATCCAAATGAATCTTCAAGAATTGCAAACTGTTGTTCATAACAATTTGAATGTTAAAATTTTCTGGATTAATAATGATGGTTATCATTCAATAAAACAAACTCAAAATCTGATGTTTAAAGCAAAAGAAGTAGGCTTCTGTGGTGCAAACAAAAACAGTGGCATAAGTTTTCCATCTGCTGAGAAAATTGCTTATGCTTATAACTTACCATATTATAAGATTGAAAACACAAGTGATTTACAATTTGTATTAGAAGATGTTTTGAATAATGAAGGTCCATCAATTTGTGAAGTTATAACAAATCCTAATGAAATTTTTGAGCCTAAGTTACAATCTAAACTGCTTGAAAATGGCAAATTCTTTACTCCATCTTTAGAAGATATGTATCCATTTTTGCCTGAAGAAGAAATGAAAGAAAATATATTTGAATAAATATGAAAAATATCATTGATAAAGATATAAGTCTTTTTCTTCCAAAGAAATATAAATTTTTGTTATTGGGAGGCAATTTTTTGCTATCCAAAAGACTTTATGAAATTGCAAAAAGACAATTTGAAATAAAAAGAATTGATTATGATTTCAAAAATACGGAAGAATACTTTCCTTGTATTGATAGTCTGGGTTTTGATATTTTTCTAGAACCAGCAAAAAAAATTCAAACAATAATAGACTTGCATAATTCAAATGTTTTAGTTTTTACAAGTGAAATATTATTGCTCTTAAATGAAACAAAGTTTCAAGAATTTATTGAAGTAATAAAAGACTTGAAGAAGAGAAATATAAGAATTGTTTTTTTGTCAATAATAAATCCTTTGCACATATGTAAAAACAAAGAGCAAGAAATTGAACTGACAAATATGATGTCAAAATCTTGGTACATTTCAAGAATTGTTTTATTAAAAAATTTACTTGACCTGTCAAAAGACTTGTTGTTTCAATGTTCTTCATTCATAACTTATGTGCGTTCTAATATTCAAGTAAATATTATTGACTTGGAAAAAACACAACAAAACTTTTTAACTTGCCCAGAAGAATCACATTTTGAATTTCCCATAAGTATTGCAGACGATATTATAAGCTCATTGATAAATAACATTGAACTAGTTGGACACTTCTCTTACAATGAACAAAATTCTAGACAGATACAAATGCGCTTTATTGAAGATTTCTTGAAAACAGACTATATTTGTAATTATGTAAAGACTCAATCATTATGCTCAGTAAACCTTATTTATCGCAAAAAATCTAGTGAAATAGAAAGAGATAAATCAATAGCAAACTGGAGATATGACTTAGGAAAAAATCTTGGTCAGAATCTTTCAGATGTAATCAAAAATGAAATTGACATAGTAATTCCTGTGCCTGAAACTGGAAAATATTATGCCCAAGGATTATCTAATATTTTAGAAAAGCCGTATGTAGAAGCATTTTATAAAAAAACAGAGATTGGTAGAAGTTTTGATATTGCAGATGAAGAAAAAAGACAAAATTTTCTTCATTCAAAACTTGGAATATTAAGCGATTTAGTTGCTAATAAAGTCGTTGCAATAGTTGACGAAGCAATATTCACTGGGCAAACTCTAAAGCTCGTGAAGAGCTTATTAGACTCTTCATCAGTAGAAAAGATTTATTTTTTTATAGCAAGTCCCATTTGTTCCAAAAAATGTAATTTCAATATGATGCCTGATCGCAAATTGCTTTCCAGTGAGTATGGACAAGATGATATGGTTAGATACTTTAAAATCCAAGGTATAATATTTCAAGATTTAAAATCTTTCGAAGATATTTCTTTCGATGCTGGTTTTACTTGTACTAAATGCTTTAACTAATATGAATGTAGAAAATTTTTTAACTGAAACTGAGCATAATTTAAATAACACCATCTGTTTAGATTTTGATGGTGTTATTCATAATGATGAGAAAGGTTTTTATGATGGCACAATTTATGGTGAACCTATTGAAGGTTCTCTTGAATCAATAAGAAGCCTTTCATCAAGATATAAAGTTGTAATATATTCTTGCAAATCTAATCCCAAAAGACCACTGGTAGATGGAAAAACTGGTACAGAATTAATATGGCAATGGTTAGAAAAGTACAACATTAAAGACTATGTATCTGACGTAACATTCAATAAACCTCATGCAATTGCGTATATTGATGACAAAGCAATTCGATTTGAAAATTGGAATCAAGTCAATAACTTTTTAGGAAATTTATGAATATTCTTATAACTGGAGGAGATGGCTATATTGCATCTACTTTGCAAATACATCTTTCAGCACATCACAATGTAACTTGTATTTCCAGAAAAGATTTAGATTTAACAGTTTCATCAGAAGTTAATACATTTTTTGAAAATAAGTATTTTGATGTTATTTTTCACTGTGCAATTATTGGTGGAAGTAGATTAAAAACTGATTCATATTTTGAAATGGATTGCAATTTGAAAATGTATTACAACTTGCACCAACTCAAAAGTAAACATTTTGGCAAATTTATTACTTTTGGATCAGGAGCAGAATTACATTCTCCAGATACTCCTTATGGTTTAAGCAAATTAATAATCTGCAAGTCAATTTCAGAAACTAAAAATTTTTACAACTTGCGTATTTTTGCACTTTTTGATGAGAATGAGTTAGAATCAAGATTTATCAAAGCGAACATAAAAAGATATATTGACAAAGATACAATGATTATTCACCAAGATAAATATATGGATTTTTTCTACATGAAAGACTTCCTAAATATTATAGATTATTACGTCAAGAATGACTTTTGTCCAAAAGAAATTAATTTTACTTACAAAAATACTTGCAAACTTTCAGACATTGCTGAGAACATAAATAACTTGAGCGATTATAAAGTTGATATTTCAGTAAACGAAAAAGAAATAGCATCAAGTTACTGTGGTGAGTTTAATCTAGATTCTATAGATTGTAAAATAATTGGTTTGTATCAAGGTATTTTAAATACATATAATGTTTTAAAACAAAGATAATAATCAATAAAATAAAAGAGTATAATAATTTTATGTCCAGATTTGATACAGATTTAATTTTTAAGATAGATGATAAATGGTTTTGGCGTAAAGACGACCATAATCTCAAGACATTTAATGGATTGTCAAGTGAAACAGACTTACTAGAGGTTGTAAAGCCTTATCTAAAAGGAAACAGAGTTGTAATCCAAGCAGGCGGAAACTGTGGGATGCAAGTTGTAAAGTTTGCCGATCATTTTGAAATGGTTTACACGTTTGAACCCGATCCAGTAAACTTTCACTGCTTGGTAAATAATCTTCCATACAATAATGTAATCAAATTTCAATGTTGCTTGGGAGATGACCACAGAATGGTATCTATGACAACACTTCCAAATGAAATTGGTGGTTTCTATGTCAACCCGAATTATGGAACAACACCAACATTAAGGATAGATGACTTAGCATTGAGCCATTGCGATTTCATTCAATTAGATGTTGAGGGATATCAACTATTTGCTTTGATGGGTGCTGTAAATACAATCAAAAAATTCAAACCTGTCATTAGTGTTGAATTTGACTGGGCATTTAGATACAACGTAAATGTTGGTGATATTAAGTCTTTTATGGCAAACTTGGGTTACGAAAAAGTAGAAACTTACACTACTGATCACATTTACACATATCAAAATCTTTCTTTTAGTTTATGAACATCTTAGTTACTGGTGCAAATGGTTTTTTAGGCTCAAATATATGTAATTTGCTGTCAAAAAATCATAACATTTATGCTGCCTCTAGAACATTTACTAAATTATCAAAACATAATATAGTCTGCATTCGTTCTGAAATGTCAGACTATATTACTTTAAACGAAACTATTAAAGATAATAAAATAGATACAGTTATTCATTGTGCTTGGATGGGAGGAAATTCATCTAAGGATACTAATGAATTGTGGCAAACAGAAAATATAAGCTACAGTACTATTCTATTAGAAGCTTGCGCAAAACACAAAATTAAACATTTTATTGGTTTTGGTTCATCTGCAGAATACGGAAATCAAAATACTAAATTCAATGAAGACACAACGTGTTCTCCAACTACAATGTACGGAGTTAGCAAAAATTGTTTTAAAATGATTTCTGAAAATTATTGCAAATCTAATAATATTTTGCATAGTTGGATAAGGCCAGTATATACTTATGGCCCAAATGATGTAGAGACTAGACTGATACCAAAAGTAATTTTGTCATTACTCAAAAATCAAAATTTGACATTGAATAAATGTTCTGCTGTAGTAGATTACTTGTATGTTGAAGATTTTGCCAAAGCAGTAAAAATTATTGTCGAAGAAAAACTTCAAGGCAACTACACTGTTTGTTCAGATGGAGAAATCGATATAAGAAACGTAGTTACATCTATATACAATAAAATAAATCCTTCTTGCGTACTTAACTTTGATGATGAAATTGAAGAAATAGGCCCTAAGTATGTTTGTGGTACATCTCAAAAATTAAGGTCAGTAAGTAACTGGTTTCCTGAAATAGATTTTGAACAAGGTTTAGAACAAACTATTTCTTATTTTAAAAAGTTCGTATAATGAGATTATGAATAATCTGTTGCTTAATTTTTTACAAGGTGGTCGAATTCTAGAATCTTTAGATGCTGAAATTTATCTTTCATCTTTATCCAAGCTCAAAACATTTAAAAAACTTGTTTGTGTTTTTGATGTTCCAGCAGAACAGATCGAAAAACTTAAAAAATATTACGATTATGTAATCCCGGTTAATTCTGGACTTGTTCCTGTAAACTTTTGTTACTTAGCATACTTTAATTGGCTGTGTGAACATGGAAAGGACTTTGACTATGTAATGCACTGCGATATGCGTGATGTTGTTATTCAAAGAGACCCATTTCATTTTATGGAATCACATCCAGATAAAGAACTATTTTTAGTTTGCGAAGGTATGAAGATTGAGGAAAATGATTGCAATCAGATGTGGCATGATTGGGTTCTTAATACAATAGTTTATAATAAAGAAAAGTATAGTGATTCATATGTTTTAAATGGTGGAACATATGGAGGGAAAACAAACGCTTTCTTGAATTATTGTACTCTCATTCTTACTGCTATGAATAGGAAGTACAACTATATTATTCCTGACCAGGCAATGTTAGGTTACTTGTATAGGCAACTTAATCAAAACCCAAATGTAATGCTTACACATCCTATGTCTGATAACTTTTGCGCTACAGGAGAGGCAATTAAGAGAGATAATGTAACTGTTACTTTTGACGGTAAAAATGTCTGCACTGTAAACAATGAACCATTCTATCTATTTCATCAATGGGATAGAACTATTTATGCAGACACTTTGAGACAAAAACAAGCGAATACTTTATCTTTTTCTATTTAGCCTAATTGTCTTTCAACATCTATATCTATGTCAGCAATTGAACTTTTCCTTGACTCGTGTTTGGTAGCCAAGATTAGTTGCATAGTTTCAAATTCTTTCATAGACAATTTTGAGAACTCGTCTCTGCCAAAAGATACTAAACCTCTAAGCATGTAGTCTATTTCAACAATAATAGGCGGAACAGGATATGTTTCTGTGTCATTGGGGTTAAAGTATTTTTTGGCAGATATGTAATAAAAGTTTGCTTCATCTGCCGAAAGATACAAATAATTTTGATATTGCACCCAAAGTTTTTCAACAATAGTGTGGTCTAAAAAGTCAATTAACGACTTATTATATTCTGGGAAAAATGTAACTCCATCTTCAGAATTATAAGCAGATAAAATTGCAATATTTAATATTTCTCTTTTTTCAAATTCAGTATTTTGATAAACTACATTGTCTTTCTTGCGGAAAGACTTAGCGTCAATAAGCAACCCTTCTTTCCAAGTAATTTCTTTAATCAAAAATTTGACATTATCAATATCAATAATGTGTACTTTATCTGATTTTACTTTTTCGTAATATTCTAAAAACTCTTTCATGATATATGAAATTCTGAAACCAGAGGATTTCCAGTACCAAAATATGCTGTAAACTCACCAAGCTTAGCAACAAACTTATACTCGTGAGTGTAACCGCCTGTTGGACTAATTTGTACATCAGGATTTGACCAATCTACATTCTTTATTCTATAAAAATATAATGGCCCAAATGACATAGTTAGCGAAGTTGTGTTCTTGTTTACAATACTAGTATTCACATAACTAAATATCTTAATGGATCCTGTCACTTCTCTTGAAGACAAACTTGCGAATCTTGGACCAACTTTGTCACCAAAATAAACTGGACTTGAGCCATCGTTCAACAAATCTCCACCAGGCATTGTAAATTCAAACAAAATGTTTTGACTTACTTCTAAGGTCATACTTACAAGCCTGAAATTAACATTTTTGCTATTTCTAACAAAATTTATAAAGCTTGCATACGATTTGTGAAATGTTGAAGCATCGAAAAAACAATCAGTTAAATTAATAGGCCTATAATAACTTTGAAATGGTAATGACGATACGCCTGCAGAATTCAAAGTTAGATTATATTCTGGCAAAACATTACCATCTAAATCAAGCATATTAGTTCTTGCAGTTGTAGTGAAAGGTTTGTAAGGCGGAATATTACTAGGAGATATCATTGATTTACCTCCTGAAAATGATGCTTGAATTTCTACATCACCAACAGAACTAGAACCATCTACAGAAATTCTAAAACTGCTCATGAAGCATGGGCCAAACGTTTTGTGTGTTGGAATAGAAGATGCAGTCATCATTGGATACAAAGGTATAACACTTGCTTTGTAAATAAGATACTCTGCATCATATTGAACATTAAATGAAGTTGAATAAAGTGGATTAAACGAAAAGTTTGCTGAGTATTTTTGTTCTGAAAATATTGGAACGTTATTTAATGTTAATCCAGTAAAGTTTGCAAGAGGTTTGTAAATATTGTTTCCTGCATTGTCATTATATGATGAACAATATAATGGAAAATAATTCTTATTTCTGCCTAGTAGATTTTGAGGATCATTAAAAAAAGGATCAGAAAAAATTGGGACTCGAGTAAAATGACCATATTCTTTTCTGTTATTAGAAGCAGTGTATCCTAGACGATATAAATCCCAAATATATGCTCTTGATTTATTTGAGGCTTTATTTATTCTATGTCCACCATAACTTAAGATTAGTTGTGAGCCTGGAATAAAAAGTTTTTGAACATCAATGTTATTTAAGATATCAGTAAGATAGATATTATGTGATGATGCTGGAGTGTTGTTAATAACATTTGAAACATAATTTGGCAATTTACTTTCCGCCTGTGAGCTCCAACCATTTCTTTGAGAGAGCTTTGACTAATTCATATCTCATATGATTAACATTATTGATATCAGGATAATAAACTTCTGTTTGATCTTCTTCTTTATCGTCAACAATTATTTTTTCTGTTATTCTGATACTTGAGAAAAAGGTAGATAAAATCATACGACAAAGAACTGAAGTCCTGAGAAGAGGATTGCCTGTAACTGAATTTATAATTGTTGATTCTTCAATAATGTGTGACATCTCACTAAAACTTCTTGCCTTGACATCACAAGAAATTACTGACGAACCTGAAGGACTTATCTTATAACAAATAATTTCTTTTTCAGCATCTCTAATGACATCACAATTTAATTTGAGCTCAAACCTTTTGCTTGCATCAACAAATATACTCATTAATAATTTCCTGTTGCTTCTAAAGTGAAGTCCTGGGTATAGTTTTGAGTAACAACTTGAAATGAAACTGTATTTTTTTGATACTGTTCACTGCCATGTTCTTGTGATTGTGCTGTCCAAACAACTTCAGGCAAATCAAGTTTCACTGGTCCCATATTGAAAGTTATACCACCATTGTTTACACTTGAAGGACCTGATAAAAACTCTGTCATCAAATACGGCTTCATGGGACCAGTATAAGACATTGTTCCTGATATACTTCTCCCTTCGCTGTAATACCCAAAAGGAAGAAGATTTTTCATTTTATTTTTGACAGCTACGGAAGATTTAGAATTCAAAGTATATACTGGCTTTAAGTTATTTGCAATTTCAACAGAGATACTATTTACAAAAATACTATCTAGTCCGGTTTTTTGATAACCTTGAAATACCTTGCTGTCACTTACAGATCCCAAGCCAAAATATCCGTAGTCTGGTATATTTTTACTTACTTGTAAACTGTATCCATTTAAGAGATAACTTGGTTTTTTAGTCAAATATTTTTGAACAATAGTTTCAAAGTTATTATAGATACTTGTCTGATACTTTCTATCTACACCAAGTACTTTCAAGTCAACTTCAACATTGACTGTTTCTCCAGGGGTAAAACTAATTGAAAACTTATCTACAAGGCAACCAAAAAGTAATCCTTGCTTAACTGAAAATAAATTGAAAGTAGAATCTTTAGTATAGTTTTTTACATAAGAGGCTATATAACTAGTATCTCTTACAAAAGATGTTCCCAATCCGCTTGACAGTGTTATAGACCTGTTTGCTTTAGAAACACTTATAACTTGCACACTTTGCGAAGACTCAGTGATGTCATTCTTTATTTTAGCAGTGAAAGGTGTGTCAACTGCTAAAATTTCTGCAATATTATCAACATACAACACACTAGTACCAGTGCCAATAGTTGCTGAATTTGCTGATGTAAATCTGGATAATATCGATGTGGGTGAACCATATTTTGCTTGCATACAATAATCAAAAAATGCTGCAAGAGAAAAGTCCATATATCCCCAAGCATCTATTCTAAATGGAAAACGTAATGTTACTGTATTCTCTATATGACCTAAGCTGAAAGTTTGAGGATTGATACCCTCACCAGCCAATCTTTCAGTGCTTATCTGTTGATTTTTACCAATAGAAAAGTTCTCTACTGAAAAAATATAATTTTGGTCAATATTATCAAAATTAAGATTATAGTCAGGGTCCTCACCATAATCTTTTGATAAAACTATCAAATCAAATGAGCCTAAATCATATGACGGATACGAAATAATACTTTGAAAGTTTTCGTATGATTGTTTGTATATGTGTTGTGTTGCTACTGATTCAGAGCTAGCAATACCAGATACACCAAGCGTAACGTCAGCAAATGCCCTGACATTATTGTTAGATTTTCTCATAATATTTACGGCACAGTTTCCACTGTAATTAAGTCATAAATATCCCAAATTATTGGACCATTGCTTTCTCTGTTTAAGTTTGTCCCAGGAACCACATAAACATCTAGCACTCTATCAAATAAATCGACTTCTGTTCCCAAAATAAATCTAGTATTTCTTGTTGTTCCTTGAGGTACAGTTGCACTTAAAGTCTTGACTTCACCGAATGAGCCGTTTCTTGCTGTTACATATACTACAAGATCATTTTTGATAGTTGTATCTGTAGTTGTAGCAATGCCTGTAGCAGAACCATTAAGTCTTATGGCAGATGTTGATAAGTCGTCTACTGGAGGAACATAAACTGATAATCTTCTTGGCTCAAATGAGATTCTGTTTGTAAGTGATATGCCTTTTCTTACAACTTCTCCTGTGATGTTTCCATTATCTAAGTAACCTCTTGCTTCAAACCAAAGCGTTCCACCAGTGCCTGTCCAAGAAACTGCATTGTCTATTGAAGTTTTTGCAACTCCTGTGATTCCGCTTGTAGTTCTTGTAAACAAAGATGTTGTGCCTAAGGCTGTCGCAAAAGATTCTGGCTTATTTATCATTACATAATAAAAAGAATCTTCGACAACATTTACTCCAGTGTCAAACTTGACAGTGTATGTATTTGTGCCTTGTGCTATGTCGCTATATCTTAAGTATGCTTGGCTACTCAAGATACCATTATAAGTAGGTGTAGAACCAGTTGCTGAAAATATTGAGAGTGCTAGTCCTGTGTTTCCTGTGCCTGAAGTCTGACCACCAGCATCATATAGTAACTTTAAGCTCACTCCACCAATATATGCATCTTCTTTAGCTTGGAAAAGAAATGCATTGAATCCATTTACTAAAGATAAACTTGTATTGTCTGTGTATGATGGAATAGTATTGTAAGGTGGATATTGTATTTCGTCAATATTGGTTATTTTTCTTTCGTAAAGTTCGTCTGTAAGTCTAGGCTTTTTATAAATATTATAGAAAAGCACGTTTGATATTGCAGTCCCTGTCCAATTCAATTCAACAAAATAATTATTGCTTGTTGTATTTGAAGAAATTAGATTGGTATAGGTATTTGTTGACTCAACATACTCAGAACCAGTAATATTGTATACGGTAGAAACTCCATAAATCTGAGTTCCGCTATGTAATGAAGACAAATAGTTTGAACAAGAATATGTAGCGGTTGTCAATCCTACAGCACTAAAACTTGATGTATTACCTACTGCCGAATTATATGTATTCAAGTCTCCTCTGAAAATAGCAAAAGTGTGTTGTAAATCTTGACCTGTTGTGTTGTAATATGCTTTTGCAAAATTATATGGAAACTCAAATCTTTCTAAGCCGCTAAAACTTAAACCCTTAGAATAATACTCATTAGGTCTGAATGGTTGAGTTGATAGTAATTCTCTAACAGTAAGCCCACTAATATTTGCAGTGTAAGTTATATAGTTAAATATGCCATTCATAAGTACACTCAGATACTCATTAGACTTATAACTTTGCAATAAACTCAATGTGTCGTTACAGCTTTGAATAATTAAGTTTTGATCTGCCGAAGTGCCTAAAATAGGATCGCTTGAAGTGGCTGTTGGCATATCAATTGCAGTTCTTGTGAAACCTGTTCCTGAAGAAATGACAACTGGGTTTTCAGGATTTTTGCACAAAACTTTTGCAATAGGTAACCAACTTTGTGGTAATGGTGGAAAATACTTAAAACCTGTAATATATTCCAACGCTTCTTCAACAGGAAATCCAGTTATGTATTTAAGTTTTGGTTGAAATATGAATGTGACTGTAGAATTTACATATACAGCATTAGGAAGAGTGCCAAACGAACTTCCATTATAATACGCAGGATCAATAGTTAGTGCTGTTCTGTCATCATTGATACCAGAAAATGTTATGACAGAATTTCCTACTACTCCCTGTATTGGAAAGCCTAAATTTTCTGCTACATTTACATCATTTACATAAAGTATTGAAGTACCAGCAGCACAGTTTTGAGTCACTGTTGTAAAAAATAATTGCTTTGCTTTTTGTACTTCTTCTAATGGTAATCCAATAGTAATCCCATACTTATAGCCATCTGAGCCAACAAAAGTATCAGAGTAATCTTTTGACCATTCTTTTCTTAATGGTATTTTTTGTGTTGTTGTTTGAAGCAAACTGCCATCATAAGCAACTTGCCCACCATTTATTGTTAAATAATATGGGTCACTACTCAAGCTGTACGTAAGTCCGAAACCTAAGGGATTTGTTTCCACAACTCCAAAAAATGGATATCCATTGTTTGCCAAATTCAACAGATTATTAATTTCAAAAATTGATGAGTTTGGCTGATTGAAATCTCCAAGTCCTAAACTTAAGGCATCATATATATTACCAGCAGTTTTTGATAACTCTAAGATAATTTCTTCTATTTTTGATGATATTGCCATTTTAAATAATTATACCCAACTCATTTTGGATGTATGTTTCAAGTGCTTCTGGTAAACCCTCTTCAGATACTGACCAAAATGTCCTGAAGTCTGGATCCCAACCGGAATTGCCAACCCAGTTTGAAATAATAGATTTGACCAAACTATTTTGATTATTATATATTTCTAGAATTTGTTCATAATTTCTTATGACTACTGGAGTTATAAACTGATTAAGAGTCTGATCATTAAAACCAAAATACCCTCTTGGCTGTCTCAAATCATACAATTTGAAAAACACTCTTGAATTTGATATAGTTTGATCATAATATTGGACGTCTGCTAGAAACTTATAAACTACTATGTGATAATCAGGATTATACTCAGGAAAAACTATTTCATTAGAATTAAGTAATATATCTTCTGCTGTTTTCTCATCAATATCTTTGCTTATGATGATTGGATCTCCATTGTAATCACTGGCTGGTCTTGCCAAAGATATATATAAAGAACTTCCGTATTGATCGTTTGCTAAATATATTGCACCAAAAATATATCCATTTGACATTTTATCCAAAGGACCTAGCATGTCGTAAACAGATAAACTTTCTTGATTACCAGATGGAAAAGAAAGATTTGTTGTTGAAGTGACTGATTTTAAGAGAGATTTTCCAAAAGATACAGTGTCATTGTAGTTGCTGTAAGCTATAGATTTTAATGCTGACAGTCCATAAAGTAACTGTATATTTCTTTCTTCCGAGTTATTAGCAAGCGCATATTCTCTTGAAGATAAAGCCAAATCTAAAGTTGAACGAGTTTTTTCTAGCGCTAAAACTAACTTATTTAATATATAGGCTGAGGCATAGTTCATTTACTTATTCCTCACAACAATTCTATCTGTTTCTGGGAATCCTAAAGTTGGCGTATTTATTTCAGACTGAGTTTTGCCAACTACAAGATAAGATAAATTTTTGATTTTACTTGCATTAATTAAGACGGGACTTATATCTGGTTCATAATAAAACGAAGAGTCAATATTATTCCAAGATACTTCTCCTGTTTTTCTCCATTCAGCCTTTATGGAATGATCATTTTGAGCATTGCAGAATTGAACTTTCAGATTAATAGATACTGATGAGCCTGTTGCAACGTAGGAGGTTGTAAATGAATTTGTTGACTCATTTTTCCATTGATTAATATAAGGAGCATCTTGTTCATTGATAAACAACTTTACTCCACCATTTGTAGTAACTCTAAAATCAAATGTGCTTCCAATAGAAGATTTTGTTATAAAATCTCCAACAATTTCTCCGTTGAAATAGTTTGACTGACCTAACCCTGAAAAGTTAGAAATATCAAGTTTATTATGTGTACTTACCAAGCTTGATTTTTCATTAATGTCTAAATCGTTATAACTCCAATCTTCTTTTTTGTACCAACGAGAAACCCAAGTTGGAGATTTGTCAAGCTTAAAATAAGATGTATTCAATGTATCGTTTACGTAGTATCTTAGATATATGTGTATATCATTTACTCGTTTTACAAACTTCATTGAATCATTTCCAAAATAGTATGTTGTATTTGCAACACCAGATGCATTACCGGATAGAAAAACCTTATAGTTATTATTTGATTGGTCGTAAATAATGTTTGTAATCGCTATACCAGATGACAAAGATGAACTTGTTACTCCTAATCCAATCATTACAATATCATCAAAATTTTGACCATAAATGTTGATTTGATTAGAACCTGATGCTCCAGTAGCAGCAATACCTGTAAATCTGTTTAGCAAACTTCTTGGATAAATTCTCATCAAGCTTGGAGTGAAAACTTCTTTATTGTTCAAAGAATAAAAACCATCAACAAAATAGTTTTGAGTTGCTCTAGTTTTATTTGCTTGAGCCATGATTAAGTTGGTATTTTCATAATCCCTGTTAAACGAAGCATATATTTCTTCTTCATTTGTAAAGAATATTCTATAAGGAGTCCCTGTTTGATAACTCCATTCGTAACCATTGTAAACTGCAATATTTTCCACTGTAGGAGATGACTCTTGTATTGCAATGTTGAAAGAATATTTAATTACATAATTTTGATTTGATAATGTAGCACCTGTGCTTGCAATTGTCATTGTGCTACTAGATCCAATGCTACTTATTGTATACCAGTTTGAAACTTGTGAAGCAGTCGTAGCACCAATGCCAATTTGAGAATTCGCAAGATAATTTTCAAAAACTGTATTAGTGTTGTTTGCTGGGTTAAATACGCCACTTATTTGAGAATCATTTACATCTACAAGCCCTTTGGTATTTTGATCGTAAATAGGAGGCGTAGTGTTTGATTCAAGTACCATCCAATATGTTCTGTCTTTTGTTAGAGAAAAATTAATATAGAAATAAAAATCTTTCAAAACGTTTTCTATATTTGAATAGTAAACTTTTGAGCCTGTGCAAAGTTTATTTGATGGCAAATTTTCATAATTGTCATAAATAGAACATTGTATATAAGCGTCATTGTTTAACCATAATGAAGTTTTAGACAATTTCATTTTGAAAGATTTTATGTCTTGCTTTTCATTTGAAGTAAACTTGAAGGCAATTTTTTGATAGTTTAGATTCTTAGTGTTTGCTGTTGAAGAAACGTTGATACCAACTGAGTTTTCAACTTGCATTTGTTGTTTCAAGACATTTTCAATTGAGTTCACAGAATTATCGGCTGTGCCATAGCCTGATACACAAACAAGGAATGAATCTGAACGTAAATCGTCTATGTTTTTAGGGGTATAGAACTTTGTATCTCCTACACCACCTAAAACTTTTTCAATATTTGAGAACCAGTAAGGTTCTCCAGAATTGTAATCTGAAACAGTTACGCCTACTTCGTCTATTCCATTAAATAAATTTGGAATTGATGAAGTGTCTGAAGAATAGAATGACTTAGTTAACTCATATTCTGCAACGCTATTGTCAATTTGAGTTTGTGTAATAGATGGATTTGTGGACTTCAAGTCGTTTACAAAGTCTGTTTTAGAGATTTTGGTACTATCAACTGGGGCAACTTGCTTCATTGCAATATTGCGATTTTCTCCCATTTGCAAATCTGCTATGATTGCTGAATTGCCAAATAGTCTATAAAGATCAATGCTGTTCAAAGTGCCTTGTGCAGCGTCTTTTTGTTCTTGCGAAGAGCCTTTTTTGAAATAACCATCTAAAGATAATTTTTTATTTATTCTTTGAAGATATTCTTGATCTGTTAATAAATATTTACTTGAATTTAAGAAAAGATTTTTGATAATAAAGTTTTGATTTGTATCGCTAAATTTAATAGACAAAGAATAATCTTTAACTAACTTGTTACCAGAATCTAAATGGTTTGTAATATTTTCAAGAAATTTATTCTTTTGATAAACTTCAAATTCTGTATTTGTATTAAGTTGTTGATTATTTATATAAATACCGTCATTAGAGTACTCAAAAAAGTTTGTTGTTGGAGCCTTTATACCTAAGTCAGATATTGAATTGACTCCTGGAATATCTAACTCTATAAATCCTGGTTCTAATGTTTCGATACTATTTTTTATCTTAAAGTTAATATCTGAAACTGTCTTTTTATATTGACTTTGCAAAACTAAATATGTGTTGCTGTTTATGCTTGAAACTATTCCATAAAGGACTGTTCCGTCATTGCTGTAAAGATAGTCGCCGACACTTAATTGGGTTAAAAAACTTGTATTTCTACCAATAACTACATCAGTTCCACCATTAATGCTTATTGTTCCAAAACAACTAATAAAATCATTATTGCTTCTAAGTAAGTCAGTATTAGGGTATTTCAAAAGATTGTGCAATAACTGAAGATTATTTGGGCTTAAGCTTGTAATATTTTGTGAGCCTCTTGATTTGAAATTAGAAAATGGCACAATTAATTTTGACATCAGAGAATCAAAGTATTGAAGAAAATCTGTATTTCTTGTAAATTGTGTAAATGCTAAAATTTCTTGCAAACTAAAATTTATAAAATCTGTGTCTCCAAGAGAAGGCACAGCGAAGTTATTGGCTTTTCTTTCGATATAAACGATTGATGCATTATTAATATTATAAGATGTATTACTTACTTTCTTAATTGTCCCGGATGTTGACAATGATGGGTAAGTTAATATTAACTTAGCAATTACATTGTATTGTTGATCTATGTCTGGGTAATTATTAAACTCACTCCAATTTGATGGAGCCATTGTACTAGACATAGGCTTTCCAAAAAATAAAAATATTTCATTGTCACCATCTTCAAATTCATTACCAGAAATAATGTTAGTTGAAGTGATAACTAATGGTATAAATTCATCTTTTCTCAAGGAATAAAAATTACTTAATGAATTGGTATCGCCAGTTGAAGCCTTGTCTATTGTTTCAGGATATACATATCTAAAAGGAGACAATGTGTAAGGATTATCTCCATCATAAAGTTTATTATTAGTTTTATTTTGTGAAAACAAATATACTTTATTGTCATTTACACCAGTTTTATCAAATGTCAAATAGTTCGTAATATCTTTTTGAAAATATGTTTTTCTTGGGAATATATACCAAGAAGAATCTAGTGTTGAACTATTGAAAGTTGTTGCTGTGCCGGAAGTGTATGTGGGTAAAGAATTTTTGAAAAACAAATCATACGATTCCCAATAAAAACCAAAATGCAACCAATAATTATTGGGCCAAGTTGTTGGAGTCTTAACTTTAATAAGATAGTTGTCTCTTATTCTTGCAGTTGTACTTCCAGTGCTATTGGACTCTTGTATACTGTATGGCATCAATGTCAAAGCAATACCTGACATTGAACCGCCTAAAGAAAATGTTGAACCAATACCTTGCGTAATAAGGAACTGGTGAGAGTATATCGCAAAATCTTTAGGTGTATTTGTTCTTGGATCAATATGCAAGCAATTATCAAAGTAAGATTTTGGAATAATAATTCTTGCTTCATCGAAACTAGAGGACCCGGTTGTATTTTTTAACGAAATCCATCTTGAAGAATTAAATAAATTAACCTGAGTATATCCAGTTCCTGTGTATCTTACTGGGTAGGTATAGTTTGCCCTAGATTGTCCAGTTCCAGGTTCAGAGTTAATATTATAAATTATATAAGAAGTGTTTGCAACTCCAGCAGAATTATAAGGTGGTAAAAAAGATGACCAAGCGTTGTAGTCATAAACTCCCCATCCTTCAGTTGTTGGAGGATTGTGATATTCTGGAGTCCAATTTCCAGTATTTGCAAAACCTGCAATCTTGGAATCTACAGAATACTCTCCACCTTGAAAGCCAAAAGATATATTTTCATTGGAGTTGTAAACTTGATACGGAGTTGTTACTGAACCTGTTAAAGTTTTACCAGCCAAATCGTAGTCATGAAAGATTGTTGAACCTTTGATTTTAGGAACAATTGCTTCATAGTCCAAGAACAAACCTCTATTCACAGTCAAATCACCAACCAAATTTTTATAGATATACTTGGCTTTTCCGATTTGATCTATTATGAACTTAAGTCCTTTTCTTTTAACTTGACTCATTTTTTAATATGCAGTTGTTGGAACATTATCTGGGCCGAAATAAAGTTGCCTGACAAGTTCTTTAGCCCTTATTGTAATAGTTCCATTTCTAAAAAGTTGTCTGTTGGTAGCATCATCAGATGATTTAATATCATTGCACATTACATCATAAAGCATTCTGACTGGTTCAACATTATCAGTTCTCATTCTTAAGATGTTGTTTCTTGCAGTAGTTCCTAAGTTTGTTACAGTCACTCCTGCGCCAACATCATTGTACATTCTGATAAATGCTTCAGCCGCTAAACCTGATGCTGGCAGAGAAGGAGCAGATATATCAGGATCGTGTGTGTCACTCCATAAATTGTTAAACTCATTAGTTACAGTTGTAACATAAGTAGACAATATATTGTTGTGATCAACTGTAAAGTGCTGAGGATTTAATGTAAACTTGTTGCAAATTGGACAAGTGTCAACAATCCACATCCTTCTATGCTTTCTAAGAACAGACAATACTATTCTTGTTGCTTCTTGAGTGACTCTTTCCGTTGTTTCAATATTGTCTGCACCAACAGAAATATCAATGGTCAATGAGTGTTCAAATTCTTGAAGTCCAAAAGCAATATCTTTCAGTGGTGAACTTGAGCCTTTAAAAGTGAAAGAAATTCCATTAGGCTTTACTGCTTGCTCGCCAATATAAAATCCGGTGACAGGTCTATCAAAAATAACTAATTGGTTTTTAGCATTTTTAGGTAACTCGTGATATAAAATACCACGCAAGGTATCATAAACTTTTTCAAGCATAATATGTCACCTATTGATTTTGACCCTTGGATCTTTTGCCTTCAGTAGGATTTATAGAAATACCTCTCAGCGTAGACCTAACGAATCTGTCACCTCTAAGATTTCTTTGTCCAAATAATCTAATCTCACCATTTTGAATACGAACAATTTGGTTTTGTGCAAAATCAAACCTAACTTTTTGAGCTTCGGAATATTGTTGATCTGAACCTTGTAATGCTTGCATATAAAACATTTGTGCTGCTAAGATTGCACATATAACTGGAACTGGATTAGGGTAAGATACATCTCCACCCATATTTACTTGTTTAAGCGGGACATCATAAATTGTTGCCAAACTAGCATCAATATCTGCAGAAGCTTGTTGAATAAAGAAATCAATATTTATATTAGACGCAGACTCAGGAGTAGGATTTCTAAAATTAGGCACAGGATTATCGCCTTCTGTTACAACGTTAGGCGGCAAATATTGTTTCACGTCACTTACTGAACAATAAGATCTAGGCATTATACTTCTCCAGATTGAGGATTGAGATATTTTGGTTCATAATCGATACCTTGCTCTTCGTGAATAAATCCCATTTTTACGGCATTTTTCCTCTCAATGAGTGTAAAAACGTTAGTTTTTTCTAACTCATTTGCTGAAGTTGCCCCGGATGAAACAAATCTTGGAAAATCTATATCGATATCTCTGTATCCACCAACTTGTGCGTTAAAAACTTCTACCGCATCAGGTGCATACAAACTTCCTTGCAATCTATTGATTTTTTGCCCGATTGCTTTTGTTACATTTGTTGCCATTACAAATCCACCTTGCTTGTGTGCATACTCACACGCTTTATCAATGGTGAGATTTTTTGGCATTGGTTTTGTGAGCCTGTATATGAAGAGAGACTCTTTATCCCTACAAATATACGTTTGACCAGGAACGACAGCAATATCCATTTTTTGTTCAATAGACATTTGCTGTGCTTTTAATCCGACAGAAGGATCATCTGCTGAAAGTATTCCTACTATGTCAAGCCCATTAATGATTGCTGATGTAAGAATAGATTTTATGGTTGAATCTAAATAATCTACATTTGCAAACTGTTCTTCTTTGTCGATGAATATGCAAAGATCTACTCGTAAAACATTTTTACGAATAGCAACACATTCTTTAGCAGTTTTGTACCAAGGAGACATAATAGATTTTTCTCAAGTAAACCTTTTTGTTCCTTGATTATCTTTTATTTCCACAGTCTGGGCAGAACTTTTCCATTCCAGGGAAACTATATCCGCATTCAGTGCAAAATTTCGGCATTTGAGCGGTGCCACATTTTAAACAAAATTTAGCATCTTTGGGAAGATTGTACATGCAGTCTTTGTTCAAGCAATTCTTAAACAATTGTTCTTCAGCTTGCTTACGTTCAGCAGTACCATCCATTTCATCAAGTTCATTTATCAATGCTTCAAAGTTAACATTATTTGGTGAGATATTTAATTTTTCTTCTTCTACGAGAGAATTTGACTCGTACTGCTCTTCAGGTTCAAAACTTTCAGAGAGAGGCCTTTTTTCTGCCCATTTTTTGAATTCTGGACTGTCGAAGACGCTACGCTTGGGTTCAGCACTAACTGCGCCAAATTCATCGATTTTCAGGTCAATTTCTTGGTCTTGCATTACCCTTTCGTCCCCAAGAACTGTATGCCCAAACTTATTTACCTTTGGTTTAGGCATATCTTCTCGAAATGGGTTTGTGAATGATGCTCTTAGGGATTTGATTTGTTCTTCGTCCATAAGAAAATTATACTACTTTGCGTTCTTTTTGTCGTCTCTTCTTTCGTATTTAAAACTTACAACTTCAAAAGAATTTCCAGGCTCATCACCACTTGCATACTCAGAAACATTGTCGGAATGACTTTCAACAGCCTGAAGTATTTTTGACATTAGTTGAGTGTCTGGTATTGGGCCGCTGTGTTTGGCCTTAATTTCCACTGCAAAACTGTGCACTGTACCGTCTTCAGTCTTTAGAGCCACACTAGGCCTTGGTCTTGCAAATGACTCTATTTTTGGGGTTTCCGTTGTGTTTATCATTGGGTTGAACATTGGCTCTTCAGATTCCATAGGTCCCATCGGTTCCATAGGATCTTCCGGAATAATAGCATCGTCTATTCTTCCAGCTAATGCTGGGTCCACTTGTGCAACCCTGGTCTTGATATTCTCAAGAAGCTTAATCACTTTATTCATTTTTCTTGTTCCTTACATTTAGTCCGTTATCTTACACCCATTAATTAAGGGAAGTATAATTATATATATTAATGTTAAATTTAAAGTAATTAAATTGAATTTAACAATTTAATAAATTATTTAAATTTAAATTGCAAAATTTGGAAGAATAATCTATCCTCCAGTACCAATATTCCAAATGTATCTGAAGAATCTACTTCTTCCTCCTGGCATGTTGTATTCTGGAACAACAACAGACCTAACACCTGGGTATGTAGCAATTGGAAGTTTTTCTAACATCTTGTCAAAGTCTTCTTTGTACATAGTTGCTGTTTGTCTAAGTTGATCTGTAAACTGAGCATCAGGATCTTCAACTAATAATCTGCGTTGTCTATTTGTCAAACTTATCAAGAGACTTCTCAAAAGATAATAAACTGCACCATAAACAATTGCTGGTTCATAGAAAAACGGTGTTGAAATTACATTTTGATATTTTGATGCACCTGGTTGAGCATTTATTTGCTGCAATGCCATATAAAGTGCATTGTTTATGTGATCATTTGTGAACATCTTGATACTATACGAAACTAACACATTGTCATATGAGTTTATAGAAACTGGGTCTCCATTTGCACTAATGAAATAAATGTTTCCTTTGTAATCGCATTTGTATCTCAATCCGTTTGGATAGTTGTTTCCGCCTGATAAAGGAGATTCATAGCCATCTCTGTTTTTAATTATTGGATCAAAAGTGTCATTT